GTCATCGATTTGGCCAAAGACTTGGCCAAAGACTTGGCCAAAGACTTGGGCATAGACTTGGTCAGAGACTTGGTCACAGACTTGGTCAGAGACTTGTCGATAGACTTGTCGATAGACTTGGCCAGAGACTTGGCCACGGACTTGCCAATAGACTTGGCCAGAGACTTGGTCATCGACTTGGTCATCGACTTGGCCAGAGACTCGGTTAGAGACTTGTTTCATTTAAGGTTTTCTTTTACTTGGCCACGGACTTGGCGAGAGACTTGGTCACGGACTTGGTCACGGACTTGGTCATAGACTTGTCGATAGACTTGGCCAGAGACTTGGTCAGAGACTTGGCGAGAGACTTGGTCAGAGACTTGTTTAGAGACTTGGTTAGAGACTTCTTTCATTTAAGATTTTCTTTTACTTGTCGATAGACTTGCCAACGGACTTAGTCAGAGACTTGTTTCATTATAACCAGATTGGAATACTTTTTATAAAAAAAGGGGGGGCCCCTTTTTTTATCAGTTGACCCGATTCTACAATCAATCGGCAGCTCGGCGCCATCCTGCGCTCGTGTATTCACGTTGACGACGGATTTTGTACAAACCCTTTGGAACATTCAAAGTCTCATGTGTATCGTAGGAACGAATATGCTCGATTGGTGTATCTTCTTCTACATTCAGATACAACTCAAAAACAGCATCGTCGTCCTTCAGTTCTATTTTAAACATTTGAACACGTTCTGCTTCCATAACATGATTGTGTCCAGTTTCGCTGTGTGCAACCACCCATTTACCGTCTTTCATATCACATGGATACAATTCTTCAGGTAATTCGTTTACTCGAATGATCAAAAAATCACCCTGGGCCGCCATATTTTTAAAAGTTTTCATATTTTTTCTCCTATTAAGTTCTTACTTCAGGTCGATATTCATAAGATTCAAGACCATATGTCCACGCATTCGCTTCAAGCGCAGTTTTACATTCAGGCGGTACTGGTATAGCAAAACCGCGACCAGTACCACATTTTACACGTAAATAATGTTCACGTCCAATATCTGGAATATCCACAGCAACCAGAGTACCGATCTCTGGGTCACCATCTTCATGTATTACTTCGACATTCAAATCGTCAAGTATTTTATCCCACCCAACAATTTCGCACGCCGCACGGCGCTGTTCAATGTTTTCACAAGTCAGAGCTTCTTTTGCAGAAACACCTTCTTCGATCCACGTCTTCGGTACACGTTGACCGTGCCAAGAATACACAGTAAATCCATCTTCGTATGCAATAGCAGGACCATCCTCGCAATGCAACAGATTTCTATCATCAAAACGAATGACAATCGGACGTTCCGAAATAAACACATGAGTATCAAACATGTTAACGATACCACAATAATGTGTTATATTAGTTATTCCTTCAATTAGACGCAAATTCACTCCCGCATCTTCAAGCTCATCACCAAATTCGTTATTCATAAATTGTATATAAGATATCTGAGCCGCATTAAATGAACCGAAGTAAGCACCACTTAACGCATTAAATTTGCCATCCGAAATGTATTTAATTTTCTTATCTGAATCAAATGGACCAGTGCAAAAGATTACCTCTTCCGGCATCGGCAGGCCTGCCCTTTCATAAGCCAACTTCACAGCTGCTGTCGCGGCGGCCTTATCCATTCGGTCAGTATTCAAGCCCACATTGAGATATTTCTCAACATATGTCGGTAATTTAGCTTCCTGTTCTTTCGTTAATTTCACAATCATTATTTAATTCTCCAAATAGCAATACAATCGGTTACCGACTCCACTTCGGAACCCTCATTAATCAGTTCAAAATCTTCTGTCGTTAAACCCTCGTATTCAAGAGCTAAACAGAATTCCTCGAAGGTATATTCGTTTTCACCACAAACAAACTTTTCTCCATTATCATCAATAATGTGATATACATCTACCAAATCTCTCATCAATGACATTTACTTTACCTTTTTATATTGGAACTTTCTTTTGCGTTTATCAAATTTTATTGGAACTGAAAATTTATGATAGTCATTCTTATCTTGCCATTTCCAATAACCATGACATTTCATTTTATCATCAGATAATAGATATGTATGATTCCAATCCCAATCTGTAGTTTCTTTTGCGATAATCATGCTGCGTACATTACTCTTGAGTGATCGATATCCTCCCACTTATCACCATCTGTATTTCTACGGATACCGTTAGACATACCGTTAGTTGATTTTTCCATATCGATTTCGTCAAGGTAACGGAATCCTTTATAACAACCGTGTTCCATAAGGACCCTTTCAATAAAGAGACCAAGCGCGATTCTTTCGTCGCGAGCCGAATCAACTGAATTGAGTATCATGGAATTGACTTGGTTGATAAGGAATTCGATATTGGCAGTTTTACGTGCTTTCACTCTTTAACTCTCATTGTGTAAATGGTGATACCATTATATCACACTCTGACCCATTTGTCAACTACTAAATTCTCAATGGAATCAATGACTTAGCGTAAGTGGTTGATTTATAAGGGGTTTTTTCTTAGGGTTCTTACGTTCTTATAAGAATATAAAAAATAATCTCAAAAAGGGGTTGACAAATGGTTCAGAGTGTGATATAATAGCTGTGTTACGATGATAATTATATGTTTAATATGAGATACGCATTGAAGAGTAATTTTGAACTCTTTATTATATATGCTGCAAAGTATACGAAGAAGTGTCCAGAGTGGCATGATAAGAGTCATGAGGATATGGTAACCTTTATCATGAAGGAATCAAAAGGTGCGATGAATCCATATGTATTGCGAGATAAGGTAATTGAGTTATATAGGAGTGTAGGATGTAGAATTGGTGATATAGAAAATGATAAAGTTTGAAATGAATGAAGAAGAAAATATATTGATTGTAAGTTGCGGAAGTTAAAAAATGGTTAAAAAATCAACAGTAAAACTACCTAAGAGTTACGATAAGACCGCATTGGGCGATGAGCCTGTATGGAATAGTGATGTTGAAGTTACACAAAATGAAATTATAAGAGCTCTTAACTGGTATAATTATTTTTATGACAATAAGAAAGCAGTAGTTTTGTTAAAGAATAACTACATTCGTGATTTGTCTGAGTTGGAACTGTTGGATTTGTTGTCTGATAGTGAAATTCCACCAACTTTGTGTTATTTTTCGCGAATGGCTAGTCTCGGATGTAATTTTCCGACAAAAAGCCGTGAAAAATTTGATACCGGTATTGAAAAATTACTACAAAGGGCTCAAGGTCGTGCGAAAAAAGAGGAAGGTGTAGAGAAAAGGAAGGTTGTTTCCATTCAAGATCGCGTTTTAATAAAAACTCGCGAGTTTATGGGTGAGTTCGAAGGTCAAATTGACGAATTTTTAGCCAATAAGTTTAAAAGTAAGTTTTCTGCATATGAATATTTGACAAAAAACGAAGTTAAACCGATGATTGCGAAGAAAATGATCGGAGTTTATGATGATTTGATTGCGGAATTGCAGGAAGTCTTGTTGAAGAAAGACAAGCAGTTGGTGGAAGGTTACAAACATCTAAAACCGTTGCATATTCGTAAATTGATTGCGTTTTTAGAGACAATTCACGCTGATATTCTTACTTATACGAACAATGGTAAGAAAATTCGTCGCACTCGTAAGAAAAGGGTCGTCACGTCAACAAAACAGATTGAAAAATTACAATTTATGCGAAATTTTGCAGAATTGCAGTTGGCCAGTATTAATCCTAGTGATATTATCGGTGCCGGCCAGTTGTGGACTTACAATGTTAAGTATAAGAAACTGACAAAATTTGTATCAGCTGATAAATCTGGGTTCAGTGTGAAAGGAACGACACTACAGAACTATTCCGAAACAGAATCTATGGTAAAACGTCTGCGTAAACCAAAAGAGGTTTTGACAAAGGTGCAAAATGGCGGTAAAATAGTATTGCGTAAATTAATGAATGAACTGACTACAAAAGGAGAGATTCCGAAAGGTCGTATAAATAAAGATACGATACTTATACGAATTGTGAAATGAACACAAATAATGTAATTGATTTTACGAGTAGAAAGTCAATTTCTACTCCAGAAACCGAACCAGAAAATCTTCTTGATATAACATATTCAAACGTTGACGAGGCATTTGAGTGTTTTCTTTCTTATATGTCAGAAGAATTAGGATATCATGAGGTTATGATCGACAATGAGGATCTTGAAATTGTAATGGGTTATGTGTTAACAATTGCTAGAAGCGCATGGGCACATACGTGCGACCTTGAAGATTCTATGACTCCACATATACTAGATATAGTTAATAGTGTGAAAGAAGACGCGAAAGACGATGATTCTCAACTTGATTAAAATCAATAAAGTATAAATACATATATTGATTTTAACCAGTGATTGACCCGCGAGGTAGTTCACATGTTCTTTTCGGTAGATTTAATACCTTCTATGAAGAGAATGATTTATTGGCCTCTGATTTAAAGCGTTACAGGGGCCAAAATGTGCCACCAATAAACACGAATGGTTTTGGTGGATATAGAGCAAAAAACGAAGACTCGAAGCGACGAAGAATAAATACTATAGGATGGACACTAATTTGATACTCGTGGATTTAAACCAAGTAATGATTTCTAACCTAATGCAGCAAATACGATACTCTCCTGCTATTAGAGGCATACCCGATAACTTCGCTGCGTCGGATACATCACTGTTCGATCCCGAACTTATTCGGCACATGATACTAAACACATTACGTTCTTATCGTGTTAAATTTCATAACGAATATGGCGAACTTGTCATTTGTTGTGACGATAAGAACTATTGGCGTAAAGATGTTTTCCCCTATTACAAAGCTCATCGTAAGAAGGACCGTGAAGAAAGCGGCCTTGACTGGAATGTTATTTTTCAAACATTAAATGGTGTGCGCGATGAGCTCAAAGAATATTTCCCGTACAAAGTAATTCAAATAGAACGAGCGGAAGCAGATGATGTTATTGCAGCCATTTGCTGGATTCATGGTAACGAAACAGTTTCGTATGGCGAAAAGATTTTAATTCTATCATCAGATAAAGATTTTGTGCAGTTACAAAAATATGGTAATGTGAGACAATATAGTCCTACGCAAAAGAAATTTATAAATCACAATAATCCATCAACCTATATTAAAGAACATATTATGAAAGGTGATAGAGGCGATGGTGTTCCTAATTTTTTATCAGCTGATGATACATTTGTTTTAAATAAAAGACAAAAACCAATTCGTAAATATAA